AAAACAGTGCATACCAAAATTAACACTAGGCCAGTAATACCGTTACTTTTCGGATTTTGCCCCGACAAACACGTATAATACAATATGTTAATACGTATCTGTCAAACCCCAACTATCAGTACCACTGTTTTAAGGTGAAATTGTTCAATCACTTCCTTTCATAAAAAAAAGAAAGCCTTATTTGGCTTCCTTGATTAATTTATAAAATGTATTCCGTTTTAACTTCAGAATTTTCATTGCTTCAGTCCCGGTTATATCCCTGTGCTTCCACTTCTCATGTGTTTCCTGCCAGCCTGCCGGAAAAGTTATCTTTTTTCTGCCTTTATACTTTCCTTTTTGCTTTGCAATGAAAATACCTTCTTTTTGCCGTTCAAGCAGATTATTCCGCTCAAATTCGTAAATAGCGCCTATCATTGTAAGCATTAATTTTCCTGTCGGCGTGCTGCTGTCTATGTTTTCCTTCAAGCTTATCAGGTGGACTTTTTTCTTGTTCAGGAATTCCACCATATCCAGCAGATCTTTTGTACTTCTGGCAAGTCTGGAAAAATCCTTAATGTAAATCGTGTCACCCTCTCTGGCAAATTCAAGCATGTTCTGTAATTCTGGCCTGTTGGTATCTTTGGCGCTGATTTTTTCAGTGAACCACTTTTCTATATTGTATTTTTCAAGCGCCTGCATCTGCCTCTCGTCGTTTTGCTCTGCGGTGGAAACTCTGACATATGCAATTTTCATATTTGGTATCCTCTCTTTCATAAGATACCTCCATTTTATTATATTGTTTGTTTAAAGTCAAGTATATAAACATATATTTATTAATGTGTAAATGAACTTATAATAAATAAATTGTTGTATTATCCCGCATATTTCGTTATGTTATACCCCAAACAAACACTA